AAACTCATATCAAGATGATAGATTCTGGAAACCAGAACTAGATAAATCTGGTAATGGTTATGCTGTATTGAGATTTTTACCAGCAGTTAAAGACGAAGATTTACCATGGGCAAGATTATGGTCTCATGCATTTCAAGGTCCTGGTGGCTGGTTTATTGAAAACAGTTTAACAACACTTAACAAAAAAGATCCAGTTAGTGAATCAAATAGTTTACTATGGAACTCTGGTGTTGAGGCAGACAAAGAGATTGCAAGAAAGAGAAAGCGTAAGTTATCTTATATTGCAAATGTTCTAGTTGTTAGTGATTCAAAACATCCTGAAAATGAAGGTCAAGTAAAACTATTTAAATTTGGTAAGAAAATCTTTGATAAGATTACTGAAGCGATGAAACCTGAATTTGAAGATGAGAAACCTATCAACCCATTTGATTTCTGGGAAGGTGCAAACTTTAAACTGAAAATCAGAAAAGTTGATGGTTACTGGAATTATGATAAATCTGAGTTTGATAGCTCATCTACTGTAAAAGACAATGATGAAGCTATAGAAGAATTGTGGAATAAACAATATCCACTAAAACCATTTCTGGCGGCTGAGAACTTTAAATCTTATGATGAGCTAAAAGCAAAACTTGATAAAGTTTTAAGTGGCGTTAGAAATACTGGTACTGCTGAAGATGTTATGGACCCACCAACGACACCAACAGTTAGTGCACCAGTTGTAAATGAAACAGCAGATACTTCTACTTCGGTTGCTAGTAATGAAGAAGATGATGGTGATGATACACTTGATTACTTTTCAAAATTAGCAGAAGAGGATTAATCTCTCCACCTGTTTCTTTATATTGGGGTTAGGATATTCTGTCCTAACCCCTTTTTAATATAAATAATACATTATATCATGCATAGTTTGAGATATCAAATCATATAAAGGAGACAATATATGGAAATTATTACTAAAATAAAAGGCTGGGCAGCTGCGTTAGCAGATGTAGGTGTTTCACTTATTGCTTTAGGCATTGTGCTTGAAGTTTTATTTAGTGGACAAAATGTACCATTCTGGCCAGACATATCTGTAATAGCAAATGTACAATCAATTATTGCTGGGTTTAGTGCTCAAGGTTTAGTTGGTTTAGTTGCTGTTTGGGTTTTATACTCAATATACAATAAAAAGTAAATTATATTATATTAGAAAAATAGGGGTGTTTCGGCACCCCTTTTTTTAAGCGTATAAATAGGGATATGAACTTATTTTTTGAAATACTAGTTGAATTTGGTTTACCTGTAGCATCAGCTGTTGTTATGGGTATTTTTATATACATCATTTTAAAGTATATTTTAGATTCTGTGGTTGGTCAAGTAAAAGGTATTCATGGTATTATTATGGCATTAGACAACAGAATTAAAACTATGAACAATGACATGATTAAGTTAGACTTATTAATATCTCACGCTTTAAAATTAAGACCAGACGAAGATAGAATTTCCAGAGCAGACGGGAAGACAGACGCTAGGAGAGACTAATGGCTGAGCCACTATCAGTAGTAGATATATTAAATCAATATGGTTTTGCTACCTTAGCTGCAATCGCCATGGGATACTTCATATATTTCATATACAAATTTACAACAGAAAATCTCAAAAATAAATTAGGTGAAGCGAATATGGCATTGATTGGTCTACTTGATAGAATAAGAATGCTAGATAATGACCTTATCAGGTTAAGGTCAAAATTGAACACGGTATTAGAAATGCAAGATAATGAGGAGAAACAGCATGGAACTAGCGATAATACTAAAGATAATAATTTGTCATTGGATCGGAGACGGCCTTCTTCAAACAGAGAAGATGGCAACACAAAAAAGTAGCTCAAACTACTGGTTATCTGCCCATGTCGGGGCATACATTTTACCTTTCATTGTAGTATTTCCTAATATATTAGGGTGGGTCTTACTCATGGCAATCTTACATTGGATACAAGACTGGATTACATCAAGAATTAACACTCAATATTTGCAAGTAAAAAATAATACTATGTTTTGGAACTCAATATGGACAGACCAGATGATACACTATGTCATTTTGTTTGTTTCTATTACTTATTTTATATAAATATAAGTATGAAAACACTACAAAAGGTAGTGTTAGTATCATTTTTTTATGTGTTATTGGTGGGTCCTAACACTCTTACAGCAAGCGAAATTGTGCATGAATTTAGCAATCCGTCTTTTAGCGGAAATGGCTATTCTAGTCATGTTTTATCTATTGAACAATTACAGTACAATAGAGAAAAGAATGTAAAAGATGACGCTAAGTCAGCAGCAGCGGCTGCGACTAGAGCTGAAAATAATACTACGATTGCAAAGTTTATAAAAAATGTAGAAAGTAGAATTTATGCTAACTTATCAAAACAGTTAGTTGACAATATGTTCGGTGAGTCTTGTACAGGTACTTGTCCTACATCTGGTACTGCTGAAGTAGAAGGCTCTACAATCTATTGGGTAAAAGATACATCAACTGAAATAATTACATTAACAATAACTGACCCTAATGGTAATGTTACCACAATGTCAGTACCTTTAGGCGACTTCGAATTTTAAGTTATGGGAATATACGAATTTATAAAAGTTATAGGATTAGTATGTCTGCTATCAGGCTGTGCTTCTAATGGTTCACAAAATATTAAGTATGGTGCTGAACCTTATATAGAAGGCACAACAACGATTGAAAAGTTAAGAGAGTTACCTGATTTAGACAATCAACCACAAATAACAATTGCTGTTTACGAATTTACAGACCAAACAGGACAGAGAAAACCTAATCCAAAGTTTTCTCAACTATCAACAGCAGTTACACAAGGTCCTGATGTTTGGGTCATATCTGCTTTAAAAGCAGTTAGTGATGGCGACTGGTTTAAAGTCGTTGAAAGAAAAGGTTTAAACAATCTAGTTAAAGAGAGACAGTTAATTAGGTCAACAAGAGAATTGTACGATGGTGAAACACAGGCAAACAATACTTTAAAACCATTAGTCTTTGCAGGATTAATTATAGAAGGTGGTATTGTAGGTTATGATAGCAACATAGCAAGTGGTGGTGTTGGTGCAAGATACTTTGGTATTGGTATCAATGAACAATATCGTACAGACCAAGTTACTGTTTCATTAAGATTGGTCGCTGTACAAACAGGTGAAATATTACTGTCTGTTTCAGCAACAAAAACTATTGCAAGTTATAGTCAAGGTGGTGATGTATTTAGATTTTTAGATATGAGTACAAAAGCATTAGAGTTTGAATCAGGTCAAGCTACAAATGAACCAGTTAATTATGCTATAAGAACAACAATAGAACACGCTGTTTTGCAAATGATATATGAAGGTGTAAATAAAAAACTATGGAAAATGCAAGGCGTAAACAAAATACATTTAGAAAAGGAAAAAAAGTAAATGAAAAGTATAACTAAATTAGTTATGTTTTTGATGATGATTTCGGCGCCAGTAATGGCAAATGATATTTATGTAACACAATCTGGTGCTACATTAACTTTAGATGTATTACAAGATGGTCAAAACAACACAATAGGTAATAGTACCACAGCCTCTACGGTTACAGGTGCTACATCTAACTTTAACATTGACCAAATTGGTAATACAAACGTATTAACTTTTGATATCAATGGTGCTAACTACACAGGTACATTTAGTACAACTGGTAATAGTAACGATATAGATATTAAATGTGATAGTGGCGGAACCGTAAGTTCATGTGCTACAGTTACAGCGTCAATTGTTTGGGTAGGTTCTTCAAACGACCTAGATATTGACATAGGAGAAACAGCAGACGCTACAGGTGCCAATGTTTCAATAACAGGTGCGTCAGGTAGTGATAGTAATGTCGTTGCTGCTACAATTGATGGTACTAGTGTTATCTTTACTTTATCAGTAAACGGTGATACAAATAATTTCTTGGTAGACATAGACGGTGATGGTGATAGTGCAGGTCACACCTACATACACACACATACAGGTTCAATCGCTGATGTAGATATCACACAATCAGGTATCTATGACAATATGATTACATTAACAACAAGTGGTGATAACCACAATATTGATAT